AGCTTCGCGCCGAGGTGCTGCTGTACGAGCGGGCGATAGAGCGGCTGGCCCAGTTGTGAGAGCGGATCATCAAGCTGGGCATCGAGGCCCGGATGGCGAAGATCACCGACATCCAGGTGCGGGCGATCGAGACGGCGCTGGACACCGCCCTGGCGGCCAGCGGCCTGGGCATGATCGAGCGCGAGGCCGCCCGCGGCGCCCTGCGGCGCGAGCTTGGCAAGATCGAGGCCGCGTGACCTTCGCTGAGGCGCTCAGGCAGGTTGCCGCGGGCTACGAGGGCGGCGAGCAGGCCGACCCCCAGGTCCGGTGGCGCACGAAGCAGGCCCGCCCGGAGCAGCTTCTGCCGCCGTCCTCGGACCACTGGCGGGTGTTCTTCATGCGCGGCGGCCGGGGCAGCGGCAAGACCCGGGCCGGCGCCCAGGGGCTCGCGGAGTGGGTCCGCGACGACGGCGAGGGCGAGGGCGAGTACGGCATAATCGCCCCTACCTACGCAGATGCGTGGACAAAGTGCGTAGAGGGCAAGGCGGGCATCCTGCGCGCCCTGGGCACCTCGATGGCCGAGGTCAAGGATCACCGGTCCAAGACCGTCAGGAACGCCTGGCGGACCTACGGCCAGGTGGTGCTGCACAACGGCATCGTGATCTACATCGACTCGGCCGCGGAGGGCGGCCTGCGGATCCAGGGCCGCAACCTCAAGGGCGCCTGGGCCGACGAGATCGGGCTGTGGGAGAAGTGGGAGACGGCCTGGAACGAGTCGCTGCGCTACGCGGTCCGCGACGGCATCAGCAAGATCATCGCCACCGGGACCCCGAAGGCCAGCCGGCCGGCCCGCAAGCTGGTCCGCGCCCTGCTGCGCAACGACCCGGGCGAGGGCGGGGTGATCACTCGCCGGATGCGGACGACCGACAACGCCAAGAACCTGTCGGACGAGTTCCTGCGCTCGGTGATCGGCGCCGCCCAGGGCACCCGGCTGGAGCGCCAGGAGCTTGAGGGCGAGCTTCTCGATGACGTGGCCAACGCGCTGTGGTCCCGGGAGATCCTCGACTCGGTCCGCGTCAGCGAGTACCCGGCGGCGCTGCGCGAGATCAAGATCGGCGTGGACCCCTCCGACGGCAGCGAGACTTCCGACGAGCAGGCCTACACCGTGTCCGGCCTTGGCATGCCCGAGGACCCGTGGCCGCTGACGGTGATCGAGAACTGGGGCGGCCAGGAGGCGCCGCTGCAGTTCGCGCAGCGGGTGATCCGGGTGGCGCTGCGCTATGAGAAGCTCTACCCCGGCACCCCGGTGGAACTGATCATCGAGCGCAACCACGGCGGGGCCTGGCTGCGGGCCACGTTCGACCAGGTGATGCGGCAGATGAAGGTCACCGTCCGCTACCGGGTGATCTGGGCGTCCCAGGCCAAGCGCACTCGCGCCGAGCCGGTGTCCGCCCTGTACGAGCAGTACGGCGGCCTGGTGCGGCACTGCCACGTGCCGAAGGCCCGGGACGGGAACCTGGTACCCGAGCCCGACATGCCCGAGCTTGAGGACCAGATGGCGACGTTCACGGGCGGCCTGGGCGAGCGGTCCCCCGACCGGCTCGACAGCCTCGTCTGGTCGCTGACCCCGTTCCTCGGCCGCAGCTACGGCCCGCCGGGCCGGCGCGGGGTGCGCAGGTGGGCCGCCTCCGCGGAGATCGACAGCCTGGCCGTGCCCCCGTCCCACGGGATCAGCCGCCGCCTGGCGCAGGCGCACAACGGGGCCTACGCTAACCGGGAGTGGTCCCTGGAGGATTTTGCCCCGCTCGCTGAGGACCAGGTGCCCGCGGGCACCCTGCGGAACAACGTCAAGGCGTGGCGGTGAGCGGTGGCGCGGAGGCCTGACCAGGCGAACCTGCTGCCGTTCCCTGACCTGCGGCCGGCCGACAAGCGCCAGCTTCTGGGCGCCGAGCTAGGCACCCAGTTCGACATCGGCCAGCGCCTGTTCGCCTATTACGGGTCCGGCGACGTGTTCGATTACGGCGAGTGGACCAGCCGTGACATGAAGGCGATGTTCCGCCGGGACGGCATCTGCTCCGCGGTCGAGGCGGTGCTGACCCTGCCGATCCGCGAGGCCGACTACGAGATCCGCCCGGCCAAGGGCGACAAGGGCGAGGCCGACTTCGTGCGCTCGGTGCTGATGACCCCGGACACCGACGGCGGGATGCGGACCCCGATCCAGCAGCTTGTCGGGCAGATCACCAGCGGCCAGATATTCCGCCGGGCGTTCTTCGAGAAGGTCTGGAAGATCCGCGACTTCGACGGCCGGATCATCCTCGACAAGATCAGCTACCGGCCGCCGGCCACCTGCCAGGCCCGGTACCACTCCCGCACCGGGGAGCGCAACGGGTTCCGCCAGCAGGTGTGGCTGTTCGGCGGCAGCCTGCAGGTCAGCCGCGACCAGAAGGTCCCCGGCTACGTGGACATCCCCGAGATCCGCAGCTACGTCTACACGCACGGCAAGCACCGCGAGCCGATGACCGGCGTGTCCGAGATGGACCTTTCGTACTGGTGCTACCAGACAAAGATGAAATTGCTGTATTTGTGGTACAACTACCTGGAGAACCAGGCGCTGCCCCGGGTGGTGGTCTACGGCAACGACCAGCCCGAGGCCAACCAGCGGTCCGACGACATCGCCTCGCTCAAGTCGTCCGGCGTGGTCGGCCTGGTCCACCCGGCCGACGGGCAGAAGGCGTTCGACATCATCTCGACCGGCGGCACGGGCGACACGCTGTTCAGCCAGGCGCTGGGGTGGCTGGAGGGCTGGCAGACCCACTCGGTGCTGGCCGGGTTCATGGCGCTGACCGGCAACGCCACGGGCGGCAAGGGGTCCTACGCGCTGTCCCAGGACCAGTCCAGCTTCTACCTCAAGTCCCGCCAGGCCGTGGCCGCCGAGATCGCGGAGTCGATCAGCTATGACATCATCCGGCCGCTGGTCCTGCTCAACTTCGGCACGGGCGCGGTCTACCCGGAGTGGCACTTCGGCCCGCTGCAGGACGAGCAGATCCAGGCCCTGCTGACGATGTTCCAGACCCTGGCCGCCGCCCCGGCGCTGCACATCCCGCTGACCGTGCTCGACTTGATCACCGAGCGGATGGCGTCCATCCTGCAGCTTGACATCGACCAGGTGCACCAGGCGCTGGCCTCAACGGCCAACCAGCGCGCCGAGCAGCTTGCCGGGGCCGCGCCGCCGGGCATGCCGCAGCAGGCGGCGGCCGGCATCGGGGCGCTCAACGGCGGGGTGAACGCCGCGGTCGGCATCGCCCAGCAGGTCGCCGCCCAGCGGGGCGGCCTGCCGCAGCGACCGCCGCCGCCCGGGTTCGGCGGCCAGCAGCAGCCGGCCCGCCCGGCCGGCGGCCCGCCGGGCCCGCCGCTGGCCCGGCCGTAAGGGGGATGATCATGGATGAGATGACCGCGATCCGCATCAGCAGCCACAGCGCGGCGACCGCCCGCTGCGAGGCCGGCGACTGGTCCGAGGAGGCCCCGGACTCCTCGCGCGTGGAGACCTTGCTGTCCAACGGGGCGCTGCACGCGATGACGTTCGGGCACCGGGTGCACGAGCACGTGGACCGCGACCTGACCGTGGACCCGCAGCCGTGAGCGCGCTGGCGGCCTACTGGCGGCAGAACCGCAAGTGGATCATCTCGGCGGTGGTCGGGCTGGCCGGGACGCTCACCTACCTGCTCGGCCCGGAGAACAGGTGGGTGATCATCATCACCGCCGTACTGACCTCGTTCGGCGTGTGGGGAGTCCCCAATGAGCGGCAGGCCCCGGAAGCGCCGGCACCGAGGGCATGACCCAGCCGCAGCCCCCGCCGCCGGGCCAGCCGCCGCCGGCCGCCGCCCAGCAGAACCTGGCCGTCCAGGCCGCCGCGGTGCTGGCCACGGCCACCACCGTGGCGGGCGCCGCGAGCGTGCTGGCCCCGGTGCTCGCCGCCTGGGGCGTCCGGGCGAAGGTGACCGAGGCCGAACTGGCGATCGTCATGGGCCACCCGCCGGACGCCGAGGGCTTCTACGGCCCGGCGGGCACCAACGTGGCCAGGATCAACCTGATGCGCCGGGCGATGTTCCTGGTGGCCGGGATCTTCCGGCTCAACGGCGACGACTCGCTGATGCGGGCCGGCGCGGAGGCCGGCCTGTGGACCTACGCCCTGGCCCGCGAGCGCCGGTTCTACGGGCAGCAGCTTGCCGCCGGGTGGAACCGCAGCCAGTCCGCCGCCCAGGCCGACAGCGCCGCGATGATGTTCGGGACCTACCTTGGCTGGTACACCGTGGTGGACTCGCGCACGAGCCGGGAGTGCCTGGAGGCCAACGGCAGGAACTTCTGGGTCTACCGGATGCCGAGGATCGGGTACCCCGGGATGGTGCACCCGCACTGCCGGTGCCTGCCGGGCAGCCCGTTCCCTGGCGGCGGGATGGTCGATGCTGCTAGCGTGTTCCGCCGTGGCAGCACCGGTTCCCGCAAGCCCGCAGTACCTGTTCATCGACCTGGGCACCAGCCCGCCTACGCTGGTGTCGGCCGATGATCTCCTGCCGGCCGCCATCCAGGCAGCGCTTGCGCAGATCACCACCTCGCTGAACACGATCCTCACCAACCAGGGCACGATCATCGAGAACCAGGGGAAGATCATGACCGACATGGCCTCCGAGCAGGCGACGATCGACAACATGGCCGATGCGATCAACGCGGTCGCTTCCCACGTCACCACGGCCAGCACCGAACTGCAGACCTGGATCGCCGCCCACTCGGGCGTGATCGACACCTCCGGGCTCTCCACCGCGGTGTCCTCGCTGCAGAGCGCCGACGGCACCCTGCAGGCCGTCGTGCCGCAGGCCCCCGCTGACCCCCTTCCCGCCCCGGTTCCCGACCCCGGGCCGCCCGCCGACCCGGTGGCCGCCACGTCGCCTGACCCGACGGCTGCCCCGGCGGATACCTCGGGCGCGGCCACCGACACGGCCGCCGCCGACACGGGGGCGACCCCTACCCCGTAGCGGTCCTGCGGTCCATACTGGACTGGATCAGAAGCTGGTTCGCGTAGGCCGGTTCCCCGCCTGGCTGCAGGCTGGAGGACGCCGTGGCCAGGCCGGTGGCGGTCACCCCGCTCAAGGCCACCGCCGCGCGCCAGATGCGGCGCACGGCGTCCGACCTGGACCGCGACCACCCGGAGACCAGCGCGGGCGATCACGTCCGCGATGCGGCCCGGGTGCTGGAGCACGGCAGCACCGACGGGTCCAAGCGGCACCTCGACGCGGCGATGGAGGTGCTCACCCCGCGCAACCTGATGCGCCACGGGATCTTGGACGACGAGGGCCACGCGACCGCGAAGCAGCACATGCACGCGGTCAACCGGCACCGGCTGCACGTGCAGGACATCGAGGACGCCCAGGGCCGCAACCAGCGGCTCAAGGAGGCAGCGGCAGCCGCCCGCCCGGCCGCACCCGGCTCGGTGACCCGGGCGGGCGGCGCCAACGACGGGCCGCAGCAGGCCCCGGCGCCCGTGCCGCCGCCGAAGCCGGGCGGCAGCCCGAAGGCGGGTCCGGGCGGCGGCCAGTCCAGCATGTCCGGCGTCCCGCCGGATTCCGGGCCGATCCCGACGGCGAGGATGCGGGCGGCCGAGCGCAACCTGGCCAACGAGATCGCGCTGCGGGCCGCCTGGCTGGACGAGCGCCGTGACACGGGCGGCCGGTGGACCGACGCCGGGGGCATAACCGCGGTCTTCGGCAAGCAGAAGGGCCGCAGGCCGAAGCCGTACGTCAGCCCCGGCCAGGCCAGCCTCAACAAGGCGATCTTCGGCAAGCACGCCAGCAAGTCCGAGCTTGACACGCTCGCGGGGATGTTCGGCGGGGTGAAGCTCAAGAGCGTCAGCGAGGACCGGGCCGGCCTCAAGAAGTCCCAGCGGGCGGTCTACGACCGGCTGCGCAAGCGGGGCCGCGGGCACGCCCAGGCGATGCTGGTGGCCCGGCGGTTCACCCCTGAGATGCTCAAGGCCTCGGCGTTCGCCGCCGACGCCTGCGCGATCGTCCTGGCGTTCGACCCGACCGAGCCCCGCGGCAAGGGCGGGCAGTGGATCAAGTCCTCCAGCCGCACCAACGCCATCCTGCACGGGCTGGGCAACGTCACCGGGCGCACCCCCGACGGGACCGAGGTCACCGGCACCTACCACCACTACCTCGGCACGATCCGCCCCGGCCCCGGCGGCCGGCCGGTCAAGGTGGCCCAGGTCTACAACCCGCACGCCGCCTTCGGCCGCCGGGACGCCGCCCGCAGGCGGGCCCAGCAGGGCAGGCCCGGCCTGCTGGAGCGGATCGCCAACCGGGTCGGCGGGTTCGGCCCGCCGGTCCAGGCCGCGGGTGACGGCCGGGCGGTGGAGCTTTTCAACCCGATGCAGCCGCGCGGCGCGCACGGCCGGTGGGTGCACGCCGGCGCCGCCTCGGTCAGCATCAGCAAGATCGCCGGGGTGCACGGGGCGGGCAGCTTCCACCACGCCCGGTTCATGGACCGCTACGCCGACACCCAGTTGAGGAACCCCGACTCGAAGCGGCTGCTCAAGATGGCTACCCGGGCGATGGTCCGCCGGGACTTCGAGGCCGCCCAGCGTCACCTGGCCGGCGCCCGCTGGCACGACGCCAACTTCGAGGACGGCGCGCACCTGGCCGACCTGGACGAGATGGCCCGCGGCGTGGCCGAGGCCAGCCGCAAGCCCGCGCTCGGCGGCCGGCTCTACCTGCGCCACCCGTCCAGCGCGGTCACCCCCGGCGGCCAGCACCCCGGCGAGTACCGCCCGTCCAAGGGCAACCTGATCGGCTACGCGAATCCCATGATCGACATGTCCGCCCGCACGGCGATGCTTGAGAGGACTCCCGCCCCGCGCGGGCGGCCTGGCGGCCCGGGACTGTACGGCGTCAAGGGCATGGGCCACACCGCCTACGAGCAGCAGATCGTGAAGGCGCTGATCGAGAAGCGCGGCATGCCGCCCGGCAAGGCCTACGCCATCGCCCGCGCGGCGATCCGCAAGTGGTCGCGCGGCGGCGGGCACGTCCACCCCGAGGTCCGCGCCGCCGCCGGCCGGGCCGAGGCCGGGGAACTGCAGCGCCAGGCCCGCGCGAAGGCCCACGCGATTGACCCGTGGGAGGTCGCGGACACGCTGGTCGAGCTAGCGGTGATCAGCCTGTACAACCCCTACCACGCCCCGCCGGGCGCAGGCGGCGGGCAGTTCGTCACCGCCCAGGGATCCGGCGGCGCCCAGCAGCAGCAGGCCGCCCGCAAGCGCGAGGCCGCCCAGGTGGCCGCCCGCAAGCGGCAGGCCGGGCAGGCCGCCGCCGCCGACAAGCGCGGTGACCGCGCCCAGGCCGCGGCGATCGGCAAGCAGATCCGCGGCCTGCAGGCCCAGCTAGTACAGGTGATCAAGGCGCTGCGGGCGATCGGCGGGAGCGTGCCGTCGGGCAAGGCGAAGACCGGCAAGGCCGGCACCGGCAAGGCGGGCACGGCGGCAGCCGCGGCGAAGACCAAGGCCGGCGCCGCGGCGAAGTCCAAGTCCAGCACGCCGCGCAAGGTCAGCCCGGCGACCGCGGCCAGGCGCAAGGCGCTGGCTGCCCAGGTCAAGCAGATCCGGGCGAAGATCGCCACCCTGCAGATCGCGCAGCGCCAGGCGCTGGCGTGACCTCGCTGGCGGTCCAGCTTGGGTTCGACCCGGCCGAGCCCCGCGGGCGGCACGGCGAGTGGATCGGCCTGGAAGCTCACGACTACGAGGGCGAGACCGGCAACCGCGACCACATCACCCGGACCGAGCGCGGCGAGATCCCGGTCTCGGCCATCGCGCACCTCGAAGGCGTTGAGGGCGAGCGCCCCGGGTCCTCGTCCTGGCACAAGTCCGGCCAGGCGTGGGAGGACTTCAAGGACGACATCGCCCGGCGCGGCATCCTGTCCCCGGTGTTCATCACCGTTGATCACGGCGAGGACCCCAAGATCAGTGAGGGCAACCAGCGCCGGGACGCCGCGGCGGAACTGGGCATGAGCCACATCCCGGCAGAGATCCACTACTTCGGTCACGCCGAGCGGCAGGGCACCGTGCTGGAGAGGTCCGCCGGGCTGGCCGGTGACGGCCTGGCCATCGAACTGACCGGCCTGGCGTGGATGCACGAGCTTCGCAACAAGCGCGGCGAGTGGGCGAAGACCCCGGGCGACTCCCCCGGCCAGGGGATCCACCGGTACGTGGTGCCCGATCACGCCCGGCTGGCCCGGGGGGTGCCGAAGAACGCCAAGTACGCCGACCCGGCCGATGACCCGGTGTGGGGCGGTGACAAGCCCGAGGCGGCCAACATCGTCAAGGCGTACGAGGCGGCGAAGGCCACTCCCGGCGCCGTCGAGGACGGCCGGGCCTGGTACCCGCAGATGCACCGGCTGGCCGAGTGGATCGGGCAGGGCAACGCCGAGGAGGGCGCGATCCTGCTGTCTACCTACAGCCCGCAGAAGTCCT